GACACCGCGCTCGTCAAGGATGGCGCATCGGCGATCCGCACACTCGGTTCGTCTATTGATACAACTACTAAAGCACTAAATCCATCTACAACGCTAGGCGATATTGAATATCGTTCATCTACTGCAAACACAAACACACGCCTTCCGATTGGTACTAGTGGACAAGTATTAAAAGTAAATGGCGGTGTGCCAGCGTGGGGAGATGCTCCTGCATCCGTTCCAGCAAATGACTCAGCCTATGTTGCAGCAGAGCAAACAACAACATCAACAAGTTACACAAATTTAACAACATCAGGTCCAGCAGTAACTTTAACAACTGGAACAAAAGCATTAGTTATTGTTTCTGCAATGATATGGAATTATTCTGATCAAAATGCTCAGGCATATACCTATGCGGATTTTGCGGTAAGTGGCGCAACAACTCGTGCTGCTGATGATTCAACTGCTTTAGCAACTAGGCAACCGCGTGTGACTGATACTTATCCAGAGTTCAGAATCCGCGCTAGTTCTGCTTCAGTTGTAACTTTGACGGCAGGTTCAAACACATTTACCGCTAAGTATAGAGTGAATAGCGGAACAGGAAATTTTTCAGAGCGTCGCATTACAGTTATCAACTTGGCATAAGGGGAAATCATGGCTACTACATCAAAAAAAATTAACCTTCCGCAATTAGATGCCGAACTTGGCGGACATGGACTTATTGCTGACTTTAATGATGATAAGAAAAAAATCATTGAAGCGGCAGAAAATTCACCTGTAACAGATGATGAAATCAGGGCTGCTATTGCTGCTCATGTTGCAGAGCCAACTTATGCAGAGGTTCAGTATTTGAACCTTAAAGAAGGTATTGCAAAATTAAAGGAACTAGGTTTTACAGATGAGCAGATTAAAGCCTTAACAGGTAAATGAAACCTAAACTTTCTAAGTCCGCTATCCAACTACGAGAACAAATTGACGATGCCTTCCCCGATCGTGATCGTCGCTCGGACTCAGGGGCTTACTCAGATGCAAGGCATGCAGCTCGTAAGTCTGACCACAATGCGGATGCTAATGGTTGGGTACGCGCCATCGACATTTCTCGCGGTTTATCCGAAGGGCGCGATGTCATGCCCGACTTGGTTGATCAGGTTCGACTTTATGCCAAAAAACATGGACGATTTAGTTACATCATTTTTGACGAGAAAATTGCTTCACCCATCCTTTCGTGGAAGTGGCGCAAGTATCGCGGAATTAACAAACACACCAAACACGCACACTTCTCGTTTCGCAAGGATGCGGACTTGGATGACTCGTTTTACAAAGAAATCCCACTTATAGGAGCATGATGAAACTATCAAAGAATACAAAGAACGCAATCAAGTCTTACCTCAAGGCGGTTGCAGTATCAGCAATCACTTTAGGACTTGCACTTGTTGCAGACATTCGACCTGAATACGCAGTTCTTGCATCAGCGTTAGTTGCTCCAATCGTCAAGTGGCTTGACCCGACCGATGACCAAATCTCATGAGTCCAACAGATTGGGCGGGTGTTGCAGTTGCTGCGCTGACCGTTATTGGTTCATTTATTGGCTTAGTCAAGTGGTTAGTAAAGCATTACCTCGCAGAACTAAAGCCAAACGGCGGTTCATCGATGAATGACAGAATTACTCGATTAGAAGCGCGTGTTGAAACAATCATTTCTTTATTAGAGAGGTGACAATTTACTCATGGCAAGAAAAGCAACGAAGCAGCTAGAGGATCAGGGCTACTCACCTCTTGAGGCTTACTGCATCGGTTTGCATGAGTTTTGGAAGGGCTTGAAAAAAGCAGGTTTCACAACTGAAATCGCTCTTGCAATCGTTACCGAAAAAAGCGCTTATCCTGACTGGATTTTGCCTAACCCAATAAACCCAAACATTCCTGAGCCTGACTGGTATGACGATGAGGATGAATGAACAAAACAAAATCTCGCATTTTGGTTATCAGCGATTTACAAATTCCGTTTCATCATGAAGCTGCAGTCAAGAATCTAATCAAGTTAGTTAATCGGGAGAAGTTCGATCTTGTCATCAACACAGGCGATGAACTTGACATGCAATCCCAATCCAAATGGGCAAAAGGAACAGGGCTTGAATGGGAAGCAACGCTCGATGCCGATAGAAGTTTGGCTCAGGAGATTCTTTGGGACTTACGCACAACAGACATCACTCGAAGCAATCACACTGATCGGCTTTACCACACACTCCTTCGAGGAGCGCCGTCTTTAATCGGTTTGCCCGAACTGGATTATCCAAAGTTCATGGATTTTGCTTCATTACAGATTCGTTTTCATAAAAAGCCTTTTGAGTTTCATCCAGGATGGGTTTTGGTTCATGGGGACGAGGGTTCAATGAACTCCAACGCAGGACTTACTGCACTTAATTTGGCTAAGAAATTTGGCAAAAGCGTGGTTTGCGGTCACACTCATAGGGCAGGCATCAGTGCCTATTCTGAGGGCATAGGAGGCTCATACAGGACACTTTGGGGCGTGGAGGCAGGGAATGTCATGGACAAGCGCAAAGCCTCTTATTTGAAGGCTGGAGCCGCTAATTGGCAGATGAGCGTGGCTATCCTAGAAACCTACGGAAAGAACCTTTCGCCTATGCTCATTCCTATCAACAAGGACGGCTCATTCACCGTTTATGGTAAGAATTATGGATGACCTCAAAATCGACATTTTCAGGGACATTGATGATCAGATGGACACCGCAGAATCGTTACCGTTTCGTTATCAAAATAAGCAAGATTTTGTCAGGTAAGTGTGCAACCCTAATCCAGTAGCGAAATCCAGTAGCTGCAAAGGGAGCAAAAAATGGTTATCAATTCATTAACAATCCTCATAGTTGTTGGGGTTTGCATGGCAATTTATTTTGCATTTAAGTTGGGACTTGAGGTTGGTTATGACCGAGGAGTTGTTGACGGTCGCAAAGCACTCAGAAAGCAATTCATGGAGCAGGTGCGATGAAGGCAACTGAGGCGCTTATTAATGCAATCGACATCATGCAAGATCGTGGCAAGGTCTACGGTCATCCGAAAATCAATCAAGGTCGGATTTCTGCAAGGCTATCCAATTTATTTGATTTCCCAATCACAGACTCTCAAGCTGCACTTGCAATGGTCGAAGTCAAACTCTCAAGAATCCAGGAAACACCGAGTCACGCCGACTCTTACATCGATGCAATCGCTTATCTGGCAATAGCGTTGCAACTACAAACTGAGGAGGATGAACTTTATGTTTAATCTTGACAACTATGAGCCAGTTGAAAAACGACTAGGCAATCCAACAAAGGTCACTACATTTTGGGAGGACTATCCTGATGGGCGTGTTGAAACAGAACTTATTACTTTCCAGGGTGATCGATACATTGTTAAAGCATGGCTTTATCGTACTTACGCGGATAGCGTGCCGTTTTCCTCGGGACTCGCGGAGGAGAGCGTTAGCAGTAGAGGGGTTAATGCTACTAGCGCGTTGGAAAACTGTGAAACTTCTGCAATCGGTCGTGCACTTGCAAACGCAGGTTATGCAGCTAAAGGCAAACGACCATCAAAAGAGGAAATGATTAAGGTTGCGAGAAGCGAAATCTCAAAGCCAAAAACCGAATACATTCCAGTTGAAAAAGAGGATGATCCTTGGACAATCAAAACCGTTGAAGCGCCAAAAACATCCGCAGAAGCAGTAGAAATCGTCAAGGACATTTTAGGTGCAACGACTGACAAAGATGTTCCTCGTTGCCCGCATGGTGAAATGCACTGGGCGCATGGCATGACAAAAGCAAACAAGCCGTGGGGTCATTTCAAGTGCATGGCAGCGGCAACTGGTGAAATGAATCGTTGTCCAAAGGGTGAGGATGTCATTTGGTATGAAATCGCACCTGATGGCTCTTGGCGACCACAAAAGAAGCGTGCATGATGAATAACAAAGTCATCATTGCTACAAAGGCTAGAAATACATCTCGACTAGCTGCAGAGCGCGTCTATCCAAAGTCAGGTTCAATTCGTTTGTCAGTCTATGAGTACCTTGTTAGACAAGGACTTCGAGGAGCAACGGATCAAGAAATGCAATCAAATTTGAATCTATCAGGTGACACAATTCGACCAACTCGAATGACATTGCTAAAGGATGGATTTATCACCGATTCGGGCGAAACCCGAAACAACTTAAATGGCAATCCGTGCGTTGTATGGCGTGCCATCGATACAGGAATGATGTTCTAATGGCACACACTTACAGTTTTTTTGGCTATGCAGGATTTACAAACTGCCATGAGTGTGATGATGACACAATGGTCAATGAGTACAAACGAGATGATGGTTTGGTCGTTGATTTATGTTCTAAGTGTGAGGATAGGTTGAAAATCTGATGGGCGAAATGGTTATTTTCAGCGATGGCGAAGCAATCGTCATGGGCGGTGAAATCGAGCAACCTGAACAAATTGTTATTTATTGCGATTTATGCAATCAACCGATAGCAATTACTCCAGTGGCAAACGATCAGGTTTTCCTTCAATGCTTAAAGTGTCACGCAGTCAATGGCAAGCCAGCACCGCAAGCATAGAGGCTACGCAACCGAACGCCTTGTCGCTACCTACTTGCAGCAATGGTGGCGCAACGCTAGTGTCGGTCGAGGTCAAGGCAAAGATGTTCTTAATGTCCCGTTCGACATTGAGATCAAAGCGCGGAACTCTCTTGACATAAAAGGGACACTTCGCCAAATCAAGGCACGCACTGCCAAAACTGGGGAGTTAGGTTTTGCGTGTTTCAGACTCAATGGTCAAGGGGAATCATCAGTCGAGAACTTCGTCTGCATGTTGACATTAAAGGATTTGGTGGAGCTTCTGCGTAAAGCAGATTATGACCGCATCCCATCAGGTGACATCGATTGGGAAAAAACATTGGTTCGTTGCGATAATTGCGGTGATTGGAAAATAAAACATTGGAGATGCAAAGCCTGTGAGCCAAAGGAAAATAATGCCAACTTATGAATATCGATGCCCGTTGTGCAATCTCCAGATGGAATTGGAATTACCGATGGAACATGATTTAGTTCGATGCACTGATTGTGGTGCTCAAGCCAATCGCATTTATTCAGCTCCTGGATTGGTATTTAAGGGCAAAGGCTTTTATAGGACTGACAATGCCTAAAAAACTCAAGTTTCATTTGTATTGCGGTAATTGTGATGTAAATCGTTGTTATTTTAGCCAATCAGATCAAGTAATTGTTTTTAATGTTAGGCATATGGAATGTAAAGATAAATACGCTGATTTAAGTCCGCGCAAATGCAATGCTGATTGCTGGAATGG